CAGGGTAAAATAACATTCGAACAGCTTATTCAATTGATAGGTTTATTGTAAGTAAAGAACCCGTATTAACAAAAATTTAAACCATGGCAGGTAAAAAAGGGAGACCAACAAAATACAGCAAAGAACTAGCGGAAAAAATATGTAGTGAAATCTCTACTACCTCGCTCGGATTGGTTAATATTTGCAAGGATTCGGGTATGCCGTCAACGGTTACGGTTTACCGTTGGTTAAACAATGATGACGACTTTCTTAACATGTACACGCACGCGCGCGAAGAACAAGCCGACCTACTCGCCGACCAAATAATCGAAATTGCCGACGACTCAAGCGGAGACGAACAAATAAACCCAGACACGGGAGCAGTTTCTTTAAATTCAGAATTTGCCGCGCGATCACGTCTAAGAGTAGACGCCCGCAAATGGAAAGCGTCTAAATTAGCACCCAGGAAATACGGCGACAGAATACAGCATGATGTCGAGGTAAAAGAGCAACCTTTGTTTCCTGACGTTCCGTAAATGTTTGTTAGAACAACGGCGATAAATAAAATTTTAGCCTTAACAAAGAGAGTTAAAGCAATAAAGGGCGGATCGAGCGCGGGGAAAACATACGGAGTGCTACCTATATTGATAGACAAAGCGATAAAGACTCCAGAACTGCGAATAAGTGTAGTATCCGAAACAATACCACACCTAAAAAAAGGAGCTATTCGAGATTTCAAAAAGATAATGAAATCAACAAATAGATGGAACAAAAACCACTGGCACAGCACCGACTCAATTTATTCATTTTCTAATGGGAGTTATATTGAATTTTTTAGCGCCGACATAGAGAGTAAACTAAGAGGACCACGAAGAGATATTCTTTATGTGAACGAATGCAACGGGGTAGACTTTGAACCATACAGACAAGCAGCCAAAAGGACAGAGCTTGAAATCTTTCTCGATTGGAACCCTACTTCTTTGTTTTGGTTTGACACCGATATAAGCCAAGACGCGGACGTTGATTTTATTACGCTTACTTATTTAGATAATGAAGCCGCGCCACAGTCAGCAATAGCTGATATTTTAAAATCTAAATTGAAAGGGTTTTTTAACTCTGAGTTACCAGTCGAAAAGCTATTCGAAGAGACAAATATTAAATCGACCTATTGGGCAAATGATTATAAAGTCTACGGGCTTGGGTTAACTGGCAGACTTGAAGGAACAGTCTTTCCAAACTGGATAGTAGGAACATTCGACGAGTCTCTCCCATATTGCCACGGCCTAGACTTTGGATTTAATCCAGACCCTTGCGGACTTATTAAGGTGGCCGTCGATCAAAAGAATAAGAAAATATATGTTGAAGAAAAAGCGTATTTGCAAAACTTAGGGACGGACGACATAGAAAAACTATTAAGGGATAGAGTCGAACCAAGCGGATTGATAATGGCAGACAGCGCAGGGAAAATTACTATACACGACCTGAGGCAAAGAGGCTTAAATATACAAGCGTGCGTTAAAGGTTCTGGAAGTATAATTGCAGGGCTTAAAAAGATAATGGATTATGAGTTAATTGTTTGCGGTCCTTCGCCCAATTTAAAGACAGAATTAAATAATTATATTTGGAACGACAAAAAAGCAGGGATTCCAATAGATAAATTTAACCACTTAATCGACCCGTTAAGATACGCGTTTGAAATGCTTTCGAGAGGAGGGGGCGGGGTGCTTTAAACAGGTTAAAAAAATATTGTAAATTTGACAAAACTATTTAAATGGGAAATTGGCTTCAAGAAAAAGCGTTCAAACTAATTACTGGTTATAAACATTCGGACGTTTTTAGCCTCACAGGCTCACAGCATAGAAACCTAGTAAACGGAAATTTAACCATATTAGGCGGGACCAACTCGATAGACCAACAAGCAGACAACAAACTATTATCGGAAGGATACGAACGAAATGCACAGGCGTATTCAATCATTAGAAAAATAAGCGAGACGGGTTCAGATGTGCCATGGATACCCAAAGAAGTAAAGGCAGACGGCACACTCGAAGAGGTAAAAGAGGGGCGTTTTTATGATTTCGTCAACCAACCAAACCCAGAGCAAACGCAAAAGGATTTTAAAGAACAGTCTTTCACTTACATGTTAACGACAGGGGACCTGTTTTGGCAGCCTTTGGAGTCGGTTGGTTTTGGGATAAGCGAGTTAAAGACGTGGCCTAGCCAATTAATCGAGGTACTAAGCACACAGGCAAACCCGTTGACCGTTTCTGGCTATCAATTCGAATTAGGACGACAAAAAGAGTCATTTACTACTGATGAATTGATTCATTTGCAATACATAAATCCAACGACGAGAGGCGTCGAGTCGCTTCGAGGCTTGTCACCACTTACGGCGGCTTGGCTTGCTTTGTCAGGAGACAACCAAAGAGCAGAGGCACAGGACGCAATGCTAAAAAATAGAGGTATTGCGGGAATCTTTACCAACGAAGGGGATTTCCCACTAAGCGCGGAAGAACAAAAAGAACAACAAATACTATTAGACAATCAAATCGGAGGCTCTGGAAAGTTTAACAAAGTGTTAGCGGGAAGAGGAAAAGGTAAGTTTGTGCAATTGGGTATGTCTTCGAGCGATTTAGAGATATTAAAAACGGCTATACAGAACTTGAGAATGTTATGTAATGTTTACGGCGCACCGTCTGAGTTGTTTAATGACCCTGCCAATAAAACATTCGCCAATCAAAAGGCCGCGCTAAAATCATTTTACGAAAACTCTGTTTTGCCATTAGACAGGCGAGTACTATCAAAGTATAATTCAACAGTGGTAAAAGATTGGTCTAAGAGAGATAATAAAAACTATACAGTAGTGCAAGACTTGGAGCATATTGGAGCGCTACACGAAGATGAAAAACAAAGGCCGAAAAGGATAAAATAACGATGGAGGGGGTTGCTGTTGTTTTAGGTATGCCTATAAGCTCAGAGGCTAAAGCGTCTTTATTGTCGGATCAGTTTGAGTTTACAACAGAGCAATCCGCCGCAATAATAGCGCCCGCAGGAAAGGCAAATTCAACACTTGAGTTACTAGGCAGTCTTTCACCTTTATTGGCTAATAAACTAATTGAGAAATTGACGGACGAAGAAATTAGGGAATTGTTAAGATAAAATTTAGGTAACTTTGTTAAACACAAATCAAAACAGTAATGAATAAAAGCGTTAAAAGTTGCGGCCTTGAAATAAAAGGAATCGAAGAAAGCAGGGGAATAGTTGAGTTTTATTTCTCGGCGTTCGGTAATAAAGACAGCGACGGCGACATAATGGAGAAAGGTTCTTTTAAAAAGACCATAAGTGAAAACCTATCCAGAATTAAGCACTTTAAAAACCATGACCCACACCTCGCAGTTGGTCGGATATTAGAATTACATGAAGATTCAAAAGGAGCGTTTGCAGTTTCTCAGATGTCCAAATCTACACTAGGGCAAGATACTTTAATCGAGTATAAAGAGGGGATTATAACGGAACACTCCCACGGATTCCAAACGATAAGAGAGAATTACAGCAACGAGAAGAGTGCCAATATTATCTCAGAGGTTAAACTGTGGGAGGTGTCAAGTCTTACATCTTGGGGCGCTAACAGCAACACACCCACTACAGGGATAAAAAGCCTTGAGGACGTCGAGACCTTATTTAAAAACCTCGAAAACATATTAACTAAGTCGACTATCTCGGATGAGAGAGGGGCGGAGTTACAAAAATCTTACGACCAATTAGGTAATTTAATTAAATCACTTCGAGCGCCGTCTCAGGACACCCAAGAAGCCGAGATATTAAAACGTGAGAACGAACATTTATTTATTAATACAATCTTAAATTCATTATAAAAATGGAAAAAATTTGGTTAAAAGAAGGTAAATTCCAAGAGCTAGACAAAAACACGGCCGAGAATCTACCTATCGAAGAAAAAGCGGCCTACATGGTAGCTAGTAACGGCGCGAAAATGGCGTCTTTGGAGTCTCAAATGTCTGAGAAAGTAGGAGCAGAAGCAATTGAAGCGTTAAAAGAACAGTTCGGAGAGCTTAAAGAAAAGCACGTCGAGCAGTTACAAAACGCAATGGAAGAGCAAGGTAAAACTTTGTCAGAACTTAGAAAGTCGAACGCTGCGAACTTAGTTCCTAAAGGTTTTGACGGCGAACTCGCGGCGGTTTGGAGCAAGTCGAAAGACTCAATCTCTAACTTTTTGAACGAGAAGAGTAACGGCTTTTCAATGAACTTGAAAACGGAAGTAACTCGTGCGTCTGTAGCCAACAATACAATGGCAACAGATGTACCGGGAGTAGGGTACATCCCGAGAAGGTCGACGGCGGTTTCTGACTTGTTTAACCAAGCTACAATGGGACCAGATTCAAATGGAGTTATTAGGTACTGGCAAGAGGCGAGCCAAACAAGCAACGCGGCACCAGTTGCAGAAAGCGCAGCGATTCCAGAGAGTGAGATCACTTGGGAGGAAATTTTGCTACCGTTGAGAAAAATTGGCGACTCTATGAGAGTAACAAGGGAAGCACTTGAGGACGTTTCGTTTATCTCGGCTGAGATTAGAAACTTCTCTCTTAAAAACGTAGAGCTAGAACTTGACTCTCAATCTCTTTTAGGAGATGGAACAGGTCAGAATTTTAGCGGTGTTGATTTGGTAGCTCCTAACTATGCGGCGGGTGCTTTTACTGGATTGTTTGGTACGGCAGCTACTATTTATGATGTACTTTCTACAGGAATCGTACAGATTGCAAATGCAGGACAAAACAGCGTATTTGTTCCTAACGCTATTGCAATGAATCCTACAGATGCTGAGTTGATGAGATTATCAAAAGATGCCGATAACAACTACATCATGCCATCTTGGTTAAGTACTGATGGTATGAGTGTTAAAGGTGTTAGAATCATCGAATCTCAATTAGTGCCTCAAAATCAAGCATACATCGGAGATTTTACTTTCGGTACAATGTGGGGAGCAGGAACGACTACTTTAGACGTGGCTACTCAACACGGTACAGATTGGATCGAAGATGTACAACGTTTGAAAGTAACAGTTAGAAAGCAATTAGTAATTAGAACGGCTCACGCTGGTGCATTTTTGCACATACCTTCTATTACTGCTGCTCAAACTGCTTTGAACGCGTAATAAATACCATTAGCAAGGGGTTAAACTCCCTTGCTTTTTTAAACTACTTTACTACTATGAAAATCAAAATAACAAAAGACCACACGGCGGGATTGACTAAAGGTCAAATAAAAGACATTCCAGACCACTTGGCAAAAAGAATTATTTCAGAAGGTTTAGCGGAACAGGTGAAATCCGAGAAAGCTACAAAGAAGGACAAGGCAGAAAAGGCAGCGCCAAAGAATAAAGCTAAAAAGTAAATGGGAACTTTTGTAAATACAACCGATTTCACAAACGGCGAAATACTAATCTCCCAAAGTTCAGCAACGGAACAAGAACTTGAACCGTATATCGACACGGCAGAGCTTGAGATACTTCAAGAACTTTTCGGGTCCACTCTTTACGGTTTGTTTATGGATGACTTGGTCGGCGGGGTTCCTCAGACTCAAAGATTTATAGACGTTTTTAATGCGTTTTACGACGACTCCGATTCTGTGGTAGGTTGGTGTTGTGGTGCCAGTAGGTCTGAAGGTATTAAAAAGATGTTAATGCGTTTTATTAATTTCAGTTT